CATGACGATCTTATTTCCCGCAAGCAGCTCTAGCGTTGCGTTTCCAAGCACAGGCACGCTCGTGACCAGTTCGACTGTCTGGTTTGCCTCATCGTTATTCCCTGAGCGCCCGGCAGTATCAGACCCCAATGTCACAGTGGCAGTTGTTGCGGCCCCAGTTGTGTTTCCAAGCATAAGCCCGAGAACAACGGTGGTCGTACTAGCGGCAACAGTATAAATGACATCTAGACCTGTTACATTCGCCTTTGTGACGAGTTTGAAGGTGTTAGGCATGATTCTTCCTCGCTCTTATCCCAAGGCAATTGATAATGATGTAGCAACTTCCTCGGCATCTGCCTCTGCCGCACTAGCCGCCGCAGCAGCCGCTGAGTTAGCTGCTGCGGTTGCCGAATTAGCTGCCTCAGTAGCACTAGTGGATGCATTCGATGCTTGTGTAGAAGCAGTAGAAGCACTAGCTGCTGCGTTAGTTTCGGCAGTTTCGGCATTCGTTTCTGCTGTCTCAGCATTAGTCTCAGCGGTTTCGGCATTTGTCTCAGCGGTTTCAGCAGCCGTTTCAGAAGCGGCAGCAGCCGTCGCTGAATTACCTGCGTTTGTTTCGCTAGTAGAGGCAGCAGCCGCACTGGCAGCAGCAGCGGCCTTATCGGCTGTCGTTGTTATTACATCGGCTGCAGTAGCTGCTACATCGGCTGCAGTAGCTGTTACTTCATCACTCAGATCAATTAGCGTAATGATGTTACCATCAGCAACTCCAGTATCGTAACTAGTAGTAGATGTATGATTAGCAATAACGATACCAATAGCAGCACCTGTATCAATTCCATCTACTACAAAGTCATTGACAGTATAATCAGTGGCATCCGTCCAAATACCTTTATTGGAGAATGTAACTGTAAATGATTGCCAGAATGATGTATTCGAGGCTCGTTCAGTCGCAAACGTTCCACTTGCAGCCGTAGTATGAGCTACTAGAACTTCCCAGATCGTTCCTAGATCGGGATCGACATATCGCTGTCCGACAGTAACCGCTAGTGAGTTCTGCCAAACCCCTTGAATACTGGACGACGGAATGAAGTTCGCCAAAATGGCGTCAATCATCTTCCAGTTATCATGGTTCTTTGAACTCCAGGGAGTCTTATCGAAGTCGATAAGCTCGAAGTTGTATGTCGGAGTAGTAGCCATGATGACCTCTAAACGTCGATCTCAGCCCCAACGAACTGCATGTTCATTGCTAGTGCCGTTGTTCCTGCAATCGTGTACGTCACAGTGTCCGCAGCGGACAGGAAGTATTCCACTGGAGCAGGGGCAGCAGTAGTATCACCATCAACACCAGTTGACTGAGCTGCCAATGGGCCTTCTTTTATAGCATTGGGACTAGAGAACAAGAAGTTGCTGGCAGTGATATTTGCATGAACCATCACATCGATACCATTGACTGTGATAGTCAAGTCCGTAGTACCATCTCCGGCACCTTGGATTTCATAGAACAAGCGTCCTTTCGCTGCCTTACTAGAAGGCACCGTATAGACAGTAGTCGTAGCGGCGGTTGTGGTGGTAGCTTCACCCAGTACGCCAATCTTGTCTGCCATGCTAACCTCCTATTGGTCTGACAGGTCGAAACTGAGCGCACCGTATGCAAGCTGCCCTGGAACACCTTGTTTGGCTTGGATAGCAGTGATCTCGTACTTGATAACGAGCATCTGCGCTCTGAACTCGGACTTACTGACTTTCACGTTGTCAGCAGGGAAGGTTTCATCTACTGCGGAAGCCATTATGCTCTCCTAATCGAACCAGTTTGATGAGCTAACGAAATAGAGATGAACTTCAGTGGATCGATTCCATCTCCAACTATGCGTAGTTTCTGTATCTTGTACTTCGACGGCCATGCGTACAAAGTCTCTAAACGAGTGGGACGACTGCCTCCAAAGTCATTGCCAAAGCCAGCAGCACCAAAGCCAGGAGCGTCACCACCAATGAACTCCATTTCGAGGGTCGGATCGAGCTGTTTCACATCCCACCCAAGATCATCATCGAATACGAAACCGTCTAGGAACGCTTCACCGAGGAATGATCTATCCTCGAAGATGTTGTCGATGAACATCTGGCAGGTAAACCGCTGATTTCCTTCAGTGTCAAAGTTGATGTAGCGGGAGTTCTTGGTGTTAAACCTACGTCCAGCATCGCTCCATGGGAGTTCCCACTCAAAGGGAATGGAGACTCCGCTATCGGAGATGTCTGCGACTGGGTTGAATCCTGTGTTGTCTGTGAAGACGGTATCGTCATCAAACATCTCCTGGTCACCGATGAAGTCACGATTGAACGTGAACGTCTTAGTAGCTGGCTTCTCATTGACGCGACCAAGCTGATATACTTGAGTTCCTACACAGAGGAAGATGTTCTTCAATGCTGAACGACACCCACAACGGAACTTCCAGTTACCAAACTCCTGCCACGCCTCGATCTTCAAAGGCTTGACCTTCTTCAACACGAACCCGCGATACTCAGTGATAATCTCCTCACTAGGACTGTCAGGAATGAACAGCATGTAATGGGCGGCAACGGAGTCATAGACTGCGAAGGTACGTTCCTCCAATGCTGCCGTTGTATTCAATTTGCTGAGTTGAGACTGTATCTCAGGATCGATAAAGTGAGACAGCTTCTCAGGACGGACAGCACCAGTAAATAGTGCGCGAGAGATAGACGCTACGCCGTTCAAGTCGGTGAACATCATGTCCTCACCGATAGTCTCAATCGTCCTATGCGACAATGCTCCTACGTTCTCAATAGCATCGTCGAACACAGGAGTGTGGTCGCTACCATCGAAGGTTCCAAGCGTCCCAGGGAGTACAACGTTCTCAAAGAATACAGCGATCTTGTCACGAAACGCCCCTAGTCCCGTTATTGCTTGAGAACCAGAAGGAACCCGGCTGCCAAGATCGATACTGACGGCATCATTAGGAGCAGAATTACCCACCCAAGTTCCAGATGTGTCAGTGTTACTAATGTGAACCCTGTCAACGTTGTTAGGATCACCGGACATGACCACATAGCGATTATGTGCCGTGACGTACTTGCAGATAGGTGTGAAGGTGTTATGTAGATCGGCTAAGTCTTGTAGATATGTGGCGATCATGCCAGAACTAACCAGCAGTGGCTTATTAATGCCATTGCATATGATTAGCTCTCCATTAAACTCAGCGAATGAAACGAATGTAGTCTTATCAGACCATCCAGAGGGCGCTCCAGGCAAGTCTTCTGCCCAATCATCTGAGAAGATCTCAGAGACAACGCCAATACCATCAATCCTGACTACCTTACCGTTCTTTCCAACGGCAACGAGGTTACTGTTGAAATACGTAATGTTAACGATCTCATCCAAGATAGCAGAAGTCTCAGCGAACAACTTGGTTCCTGGGCGTATCTCCACCGCTCCGTCACGACTCCTATGGACATTCTTGAATACCTTGCTGAACTTAGTGGACAGGTTCAGGTCGTTATCGACTACATTCCAACCACCAGAGAAGTCACGTAAGGTTCCGTCCGCCAGGACTGCCTGACGGTTGATCTTTCGATCTTTAGGGAAGAGGAATGTATCAGCCATTAGAAGGGTGTGTCTATTGGAGAAGACGCAGCTTCGATCTCACGAATACGATTGAACATTGCCGTCAAGAACTCTCCCTGCGTCTTTACTGATTGACGTATGCCTTGAATCTCTTCTGGACTTACACCTAATCGTGTTAGTTCCTTCTTTAAACGAATAGGATTCATGTGACCCTTATAGGCTCCTATCGTAGGATCAAAGGCATCTCCTGAAGCGGCTACTTGGTCTCCACGGGCTAATCTAGCTTCTACTTCTGCTCCTGTTTGAGCTGCCTTCACTTCCCTACTAGGTAGAGGTATCGATTCTGACTGTTGTCCCAACACTACAGGGTCTTGTGTAGGCGGAAGTCCTTGACTGGGATTATCTGACGGGAACGATTGAGGTTGTCCAACACGCGGACCCATCTCAGCTTCTAGTTCACGAATGGCTTCACTAAGGAGATCATCGGCATCATCGTCTTGTACTCGGCCAACTGCAACCTCATTATCACGGACAGTACGGTCAGCCTTCAAGCGTTCTATTCGCTGTTCCAGTGGGAGATCACGAAACTCGCCCTCATACGGAGTGTCTTGTAGGGCTCGTGCCTGTACTACTTCAGGTGAGTTATCGAAGTCATCCAACAACGTGTTGTTATCGATGGGAGATGACTTAGCTTCGTGATCGTTCAGCAGTTTACGTAGACCAAGTACGCCCTGACGTTTGTTAACGTCCTTGATGACACCACGATCTATACCTAACTCATCCAGTTGAGTGGCTAGATCACGTACTGATCCCTCACGAGGAATCTCATGAAGGCTACGTAACTGTACCAAGGCATCCTCAACCTCAGTAGTACTAGTGAAGATGCTATCAATGTCAGCTTGGGCACTACGGTTCTTAGCTAGGATAGCTTGTTCTAGTCCCATTACCTCAGAGAACTGCTCATCTGATGCCTTGTTCAACACATGCCTACGAGATACATCAGCACCAAGTGGTACTCCATTAGGAGACAACTGATCGTGGTCAAGTCCTATCTCTTCTAGAGAACCAGTAGGACGATCTGGAACAGGAGGCGGTGGAGGACGCTGGGGAGTAGGACCAAGCATCCGTTCGTCAACTGCCCCTTGAGCCTCCTTAACTGCATTCTCAGCATCTCGTAAGACTTCAGGCAGAACTACATCAGGAGAGTTATCATCTAAAGGAATCTGACCTCCTGCTCTTACTTCCTCATCAACCTGTTGTAGCCGTTGAAGGGTCTGTTCAGCGCTCTGTAATCGACTTGTAGGAGTACCTAATGGAGGTGCTGGCCGCAAACTGTCAATAGAGGGTGGCGTAGGCTTCTGTACTGGCCCAGGTGTGTTACTAGGACCAAGGTGAGGCTCAACTCTAGCCTTCCCACCACTACGAGTAGGAGCAGGAACAGCTAATCTGCCTAGGATAGCTTGAATCAGCTTTGATTTACTTGCCATGATTATAACGCCGTAAATGTGAACGACTGCGGAATAGTCGTAACCGGATCAAGCGAGATCGGAGCCTTATCAGCCTTCCGTTTCAACTGTTTCACTCGACTTTCGAACAGCAATTGGAACTTCTGTGCCTGTGCTGGATTGGTTCCATCGTCCTCACAGTAGTCAAACGCTGCTCCAAGGATCAAGGCTTGATCATCGAAGTCAATTGTATCCTCTGGTGCGAATGTATCAGGCTTGGTACGGACACGACTAATAATGTTACCAGTCGATGCCTTGGGCCAAATCTGGAACACCCGTGACGTAACATTGTCGTCCAAAGGACCAAGTTGCTCATAGCTGATAGGAGTAGTACCAGCCAATTCAAATGGATTAACTGTACTAGCAGATAGCAATGTCAATGGAGTATTGGAGTTCTCTGGATAGATGATCTGAATGTCATCGATATCCTTAACAAGATCGGTAATGTCAGTAGTGATAATGCCTAAAGTCTCATCAAGTGCCCACGTATTCCATGAACAGAATTGCGGCCAAAAGCGTTCTGCAAATAGCACATCGAACTTATGCTGAATCATCTCTCCCAAGACATCCTCAGCGTAAGTCTGGACGCCAGTACCGGCGACCATCGATATACGACTAGCAGTACGTGTAACTAACTGTGATAGTGTAGCCATGTCTGTGTCCTAGTCTAATGACCGGGCTGGAAAAGGGAATGTGAACCAGCCCGGTCACAGACTTGCAACACTAGCCCTTAAACTGAGCAGTGCCATGCAGGTTCGAGGTGTTACAGGTGTAACGAACCTCGTAGGACACAGAACCATCACACGCTGTAAACGGCTGAACTGTCCCACGCTGATCGTTAGTCGTCGCGGTTGCAGTCGCCGTAGTATCACCAGGAGTGAAGACTACAGGGTGAATGGTAACGACACCAGTAATGGCGCCAGCAGTAGGAGTGCCATCGAAGATGAGTTCGATGTCATCGTACTGAGTGACCTTACTAGTGGCAGCTTCGATGTCGGTAGGAGCCGAGCTGTCCTGTGCACCAACCGCAGTAGAAGTTGCGATAACGTGCGACAGTCCAACAATTTCAGTCCCACCAAGTTCGATAGTGGTGGTGTTTGCGCCGGAAGTCGCCACGGTAGCAGTCGTATCAAGTCCCTGCACATAACCACTGACCGGAGCGGTGAGGAACATGTTCGTTCCAGCCGCATAGTCAGTACCGTTCACAAAGAACGGAACACCAACTGGATCAACCGGCATACGGATGTAATCTTCCGTCAGCGACAAGAGATGTTGCGACATATACGGAAGACCAAGTTTGTCCGACCAGCCAAGATCGAACGTATCACTACCAGCACCGGCAGCTACGGCAACACCATCAACGTACTTAAACGCCTTGTTGCCATAGATAATCAGTATACCACTGAGCGTCATCTCCTCTATCATCAACTGTCCGAGATAGTCACGCCCAGTAATAGTGACAACGTGGTTTGAACCAGCCGTGCCGACCACAGTCAGACAACGACCGTAAGTCGCATCCAACTTGCCAACTGTAGTAGTCAGACTCGTTGAACTACCGTCGAAGGTGGTTTCCCAGTCAGAACTGGTAAACGTAGTAGCTGTACTGGTTGCGGAAGCATCATTCAAGATGCCATCTGCGTCAAGCGCGGCAGGAGTGCCGAGCAAAACGATGTGAACCCCGTCCACGACATCCGCAGCAAACTCCATTGCAGGAACAAACTGTGAGATGGTTCGCGGATAGTGGGTTTGAACAACTTTACCCATGTTCTATTCTCCACTTGCTTTTTGTTGTGATCCTTTTCTCCGACCACGCGCTATTACCTGATCTGCCTTCGCTTTGAGGGCACCATGTTGAACCATGCCAACCTCATCGCCACTATCCATGTCGATAAGAGCGGCTGGTTTGTCAAAGCCCTGCTCTTTCAATTCGGCTTCAGAGAGACGAATGGATGATCCACTAGGAAAGTAGACCATATATCCAGCAGGAACCTCAACTTCTTCGTAATCAAACCCGCCTTCCTTACGGACTGAGGCGATAGTCTTCATACGAGTGCCTTCAAGTTCATGTACCTCGTAGCGAGGCTTGATGTTCTGAGCCATTCCCTTTACTCCTTTTCAGAACTCTATGCGTTGATCAGGTATGCGTGTGTACGGAACGACTTCCACAAGCACCACTGACCCTGCCAGACAATACGTTTGCCTTGCGCGTCAATAGTCCAAGGAGCAACAAGATCCTTGATCTTCATGTTGACATGCCTGAGAATGTGGAGGCGCAGGTACTTACTGTTGATGAAGTACGAGGCGTTAACCGGGCAATCTTCATCATACAGCATCGGAATCGCCTGATGCTTCACACCAGCAAAGCCCAGGTCCATCATCTTCTTACCAGAGTTAGACTCTGACAGGTTGATGACGACCTTATCACGGACAGCAGTGCGATAGTGCCGGTAGATGTTGCGACCGACAAGGATCACATCGGGCTTATCACCCTTGAGAGTGAGATCGAGGAGAATGTCGTCAAACGCTTCCTCGATGTTGGTGCTATCAAGGTTGCCATTGAAGTCATAAGCGGAAGTCCGCCACTGAGTTTCATTGGCACGGTTGATATCACCGACCGTTCCCGTAGTAGGATCAGCGGGAATGAGCAAAGCCAAGCCCTGCGGATCAGTTCCAGAACCACTAGCGTAGAGGTAGCTGGAGAACTTCTCCTTGATGCTCTCTTCGAGAACGTCCATCTTCGCCTTCATCAACTTGAAGATGGCGCTGTCACCTTGGTTCTCGTCCTCTTCCTGATCGGAGATCACGACGGAACCGGCAACACGAGCCCAGTTGTAAGTTACAGTATCGAACTCACTGGTCTGCGCGATGGGCAGTTCATCGTAATACTCATAGGAAGAGATGTTGGGGTTGCGACCAAGAGTCAACGGGTTCGTGATCTCATGGCCGCCATTCTCAAACTCGACACGGTTATTCGCAAAGGCCCAAGCCATGAGAGCATTAGACTTGATAGAAGCCAGGATCAGCTTCTTACGCGACTTAGTGAGTGTCGAGTTGAGAACAGTGGCAATAGGCGTTGAAGCCATGTTCTAACTCCTGTGTTTAGGTGACCCCTGCTTCCTTCATCGACTCACGAATGATGTTGTCGTAGGATTCAGAGGGATCAGCCACGATTGGCGTATCTGTTACGTTCGCATCGTCAGTTCCACCAGAGGGTAACTGAGTAACACCATTGGTTACATCTGCCCTCTTGCTTTTCTGCGCTTGTGCAGCTCTGGCATATGTCTCCAGGGGAACGTTCCAATCAAGGCTCTTTTCTGCGTAGAATGCCCTGAGTTTGAAATACGCGGTATCGGGAGTTAGACTATCGTCTGCTTCGATTAACCGGGCTAGAGAGTTCTCGTGAACCGCAGCATCTGGATACTTCGCTGAGAATGCGTTATAGGTATTAAGTGCCTCTTGTTCACGGTTCTGTGTGTCAAGTCTGTCTTGACGCTCCTGCATGAATGGCGCGAGGGCCGTTCCGAGCATTTGCTTGATGGCGGCAGAGTCAGTCGTGCCGCCGATTCCGTCTATATTATGACCTGCTGCCTGGGCCTGTGTCAAGAGGTATTTCACAGTATCGACAGGGTTTTCTTTGAATGCAGCCATCATCTGGGCGCCGGTTGTCAACTCCTCTGGCGTTAGATTGAACTGAGTTCCTAGATTACCGGCACCAGCAATGGCGTTCGATTCACCTTCAAGCTGAGTGACACGATTAGTTAGCGTCATGTTTTCTTGCTTGAGTCTTTGCGCTGTTTCGTAGTGACGCCTTTCCGGGCCACCTTTGGCGATGACGTTTCCTTGACGGTCAACGAGGTCTTGGGGACCAGGAGTTTGTTGTGTTTCTTGCCTAGTTCCAGTGCCTTTGTCACCACTTTGTCCACTGGTTTCCTTGCTACTCGTTGTTGAAGTATCCGTAGACGTTTCTGTCGTACTCGCCTCACCACCGTCAGTAACTTGTTCACCGGGTGTCCCCTCACCAATGTTCTCTAGGATTTGCTGATCCGTAGTGAGTTCGGTGGGTTCTGTATCAGTATCCGTCATTGTATTCCCCTTATTGGATTGGTTGGCCCTGAGATATCTGCTTTAGAGCCTCTTGCATCACCTGCTTTGGATCTGCTCCTGATTGGATAGCTTGCACCATCTGTTGTTTAACATCAGGAGGTAACTGAGCCAAGATCTCTTGCAACTGGTCAGGACTCTGTGCTGCTACATTGGGAGGCTGTTGAGCTGGTCCCTGTGGTTGGGCAGGTCCGCCTTGCTGTTGCTGTTGACCTTGTTCGATAGACTGGAGAATAGTATCCCAGTCCTCTTCACGAATGACAACTTCGTCAAACGCTTCCTGCATCACCTCCAGCATGATCTTCACCACTGCTGGAGATGCATTAGCGAATTGGCCTAGTACTTGGCCGAGTTCGATTGCCTCTTCTTTCTTTGCCGCAGAAGTCGGCTTTTTCGTGCTACCTCCCACGACCTGGACGTTGAAGGTTTCCCTGATCTCGTCTGGGTCCATGTTGCGCCAGTGTTCTTGCGCTTCTTCTCCAACGAGCGCGACAACCTCTTCGACGGGCATATGTTGCAAGCATAGTTGAGCCACTGCCCAATAGATCGCACCAAGCCAATCTTCAATCTGGTCAGACTTTTCATCAATACGCATTGAAGCTGCTGAGACATTAGCCCTTACTGCGTCCTTGTTAGTGTTGGTCTTAAACTGGGCACCTCTCAGCACCTCACCAACACTGGAGATACGGTCAATTGCACGATACTTAGACTCTTTATCGAACAACTCACGGAACTGCATTGACGGAGGAACTACAGAGCCGATAATGTCCTGTAGCTTCATGCCTTCAGGGATATTGACTCCTCTGGCAGTTCCATCATCGCCATTCAGTACCAACTCAGCATCCTCACGTTCAATGAGGTTGCTATTGAAGAAGACGTTACGTCTTGCCCATCTCCGAGCGCGACGTTCTTCATCTGTCATCTCATTGATAGCATCTTGCTGATCGAGATAGTAAGTGACTTCACCTTTCGTTAGAGGCCCATCAGGGCTCTCAAAGAAGGACAGTGGGAAGAATGGGAAGAATGTATCCAAACGCAGAGGATCATCCCATACCCAGATAGGCCAGGACCAATCAGCATGGTTATACAGGATAACACGACGAGTAACCTTATCCCATACGAATGCGACCCTAGTCATCTTAGCACGGTCGAATGACTCCTGGTCATCGAAGCCAAATTGCTTTGCTTTGACTAGAGGATCGTATAGTGAGAATATCTCATCTTCATGGCCTTCGGTAACGTCGTCACCGATCTTCATGACATGAGAAGGCTCATAGATGGACTTAACCTCCTTGCCACCCTTCTTCTTGCCAAACTTGGCATTCAGGAACGAAGTAGGTAGGAAGTCGATCTTGATAGCCCACTTGGCATCTGAGAGGTCAATCTCGTCAGCATCGGGATCGAAGAACAGGTTCTTGGTCTTAACGACCTTAGCAGATGGTCCTGCTGGTTGGAGGATACTAACAGAGTCCTCTAAGGCAATGATCTTGCCTTCAATCTCTTCAATCTGCTTGACGCCCTTGGCTTTCTCTAGCTGTTTCGCTAGTTTAGTCAAGTCATCCAATGCCTGCTCACTACTCTCCTGTTTAAACGTCCAACCAACTTCAAGCCATGAACGGTTGGAGAGAAGAGTAGTAACAACGCAACGCTTGGCTTTAGGCTTCAGGTTCAGTCCTGGGGCAGCTTTCTTAGCTCCCAATGCATTGACCAGCCGTTCCAGAGTTGTAGCGAGAGGCTTATTACCTTCTGTTGTGGAGGTAAACTCCGCTTTGGGGTTCCTTGCGTACAAGGCTGGAACCATAGTGGTGATGTTCGCAAATACGACATTCTCTGTTTCGGTGATATTGTTGTTGAGTCGTTGATTACCTGAGAGATTACCACTTGCATGTTCCTCTGGATTGCGATGGGAAGTCTGATCGTTCGCATAGTACCTGAAAGCTTCATCCCAGGCTTCCGATACCTCATTGGTAACACGGACAGCCCAAGAGAGCCGTGACTTCCACATCTTACCCGCTGATTTGGCAACAGGGATCTTTGCATCACCTATTACCTGATACACAGGGGCACGTTTGCGGGTACGTTTAGACTGAGTACCCTCCAGTGACCTATCGATGTTACGTTCAACATCAGTAGGGATGTCTGGACTGCCTTCGTCATCTATGTTGCTCATGGAGCTAGACCTTCATCTGCCAACTCGGCTTTGATACGCTGGACGACTTTGTCCTTCCGCTCCTTCAATGCCTTAAATAATGCACTGCTACTCTGTTGTTTCCTGGCTAGGCGCCGTTGTACATGTGCCTTGCCTCGTTGTTTAGGAGCCTTACGGGTAGAAGCGTCTGGATTGAATGTTGTAAGTCTACTACTAGGTACTTCTCCTGCTTGGACACGTTTCTGTTGCTTGTTGAGATCAAAGAACTCTTGTATATCCTTTACCAACCGTGAATCCTCACCCACATCGCGTTGGTATAGTGGATTAGTAGTCAATTCATCAGAAGGTACTCTTGTCGGTATATTCCCGATAGGAGCATGATCTTCTAGTACAGCTTCCCGTAACAAGGCTCTTTCGGCATCTGTTAGCTCTGCGTACAAGTCATCCATCTGTTCAAGGATGTCTTGCTGGGTGTACTGTTGCTCGAAGCGTACAGTAGACTCTGCCTCGAGTGGGCGGCCTTGTGTATTCTCTGGAATAGTGCGAGGACGTACATTAGTCTTACTTAGATCGAAGTTACGTCGTTTACGCCCAAACCCACCCAACTTACGTGAGAAGGCGGCCTCTTTATCCAGTGCTTCATCAATGAGCTTCTTATCGATGAACTGTTCTGGGTCGCCTTCTGGTATCGTAGGAAAGTCTTTCGCTTGTGGTTGATCTTTAACAGCCGCTGCTTGTTTACGAGCCTGAAGATTCAATGCCTTAAGGAGATCAGGATCGTTGAGTGTACTTTCATTACGCTTGAGGTCTTGTTTACGTAGAGGAATCCTCGAAGTAGCTCCTTCACGCACAACACCTTGCGGTAAGCCGATGTTAGGACGACCTGCATTAAACTCAGCGAATATACGCTCTGTAGACGGTGATAGACTTCCTAATCCACGTAAACGAATGTAAGCTTGCATAAGTGTAGCCATACTGGCGGCCTGGTTCTTGATGTAAGGCTTTCCTTGCAAAAAGGCTTTGACATCAGCATCAGCCATTACCAGATCGAAGTCTGCCTTGAAATTAGCCATACTCTTTGCCTGGACAGCCTTCATCTCAGGGCCACTTAAGGTACGTTCAGCAAACTCTACATTAGGTACTGACTTATCAGGGAACTGGCCTTTCATTGATCGTGCTACATTGGCAACACCTTGGTATGTATTGGCAGTGTTGATATACCCTAACACATCCTCTGCTGAAGCAGGACGATTGCCTTCGATGTTACTCTGAATAGCCTTCTGTAAGTTATGTCCAATAACTGCCCGTGGATTCCCTACAGCGTTACCAGCACCATCGAATCCAAGTATCTCTTCAATACCAGCCTCGCGCTGCTTAGATACAGTAGCACCTTCACCTAATGGTTCTAGAGGGCTTTGTATTTCGCCTGTTACAGAGTTCTTGGTATTGATGTTCTCTATTTGCTGAGGAGACTGAGACAATCTAGCTATTACAGTCTCGTCCTCTCCTGATGCAATAGCTTCCTTCAACTTGTTAGGAACAGGACCAGTGCTAAAGAAGTCAGACTCACCTGTTGCATTGAGTGCTTGAGACCTAGTAGAGAAAGCCTTCCTTCGAACGTCTTCCTCATTGTAGAAAATAGCTAGACGTTTGGAATCGTCGGTAGGTAACGCTGCAAATGCCCTCTCATTCAGGTTGGTACTAAGATCCCTTCCGATTACATCATTACCCCTCTGAGTAACATCATCTATACTCTTGAGGGACTGAGTCGATAATGGCTTCCCTCTAGGATGTGTGGTTACATCACCAACATTACCAGCGCCTTTAGCAATCAGTCCGAAGAATGCTCGTAGGAGATTACTCTTACTAGCCATAACGAACATTCCTCTTCATCTCTGGAATGTCCATCTCTCCCCAACGACGCCAACCAATATCAGGATTGAGTATCTTGGGGAGCAGAGTAGCCACAGAAGGACGATGCGACAAGATGTACTTAGTAGTGTCCATCGCGTGATCGTTCCTATCTATCGGCTCATCCATGATCTCCCCAGTAGGAGACTTGCGCCAATAGTAATCACTGATCTCGTTCAACCACCACTCCAACTTGTCACTTATGAACATGTATGGAGAGTCATACGTCCCCAGGATTGGGTTCTGGTGGTTTCTCTGTGGAATGAGGTATTGATTAACCTTTACGATGCCGTTCTTGATATCATTATTACCGCGAGTACAATATATACCATCACCGAGGAAGATATCAGCAATGGAACGGCCAACCAGCTTCTTCCCAGTCGACTTGCGGCGGAATATATCAGGATCGGCCAAGATGTGGCTACTATCAGGTATACCATAGTTGGCACGGTGAGCTAGGATAGAATTGATCTGCTGTTCTAGTGAAGTCTCAGCAGCATACTCACCATCCATTAGAAAGATGTTACCATGAGGATCAGCAAAGCCAACCATGTAACAATAGGGAACCGCCAAGCCATAATCATACCCTTCTAGGTAGGTCATGGATGCAGTAGTCTGTACGAGCTTCCTGAAGTACCTTTCAATGAGATGATGCGACATGATATGCACATCCTGGTTAAAGTCAGGATATACAAGCCCTTCATAGCTGGCCCACTCACCCATCAAGAAACGTTGACGCATCTGACCGTTGTAAGATGCCTCTAACGTCTGGATGAAATCAGGTTCTAGGTTATCCTTGTTTTCGTAGGTCGATCCTTCATACAACTCGATGATTGGTGTAGGAAGTCCGTCCTCCCCTTGAATTGGCCTACCATCAGAATCTGTTTCACACAGAAGCCGGTCGTTGATGATACCCCTGCCCAATTCATGGAGAGGACGAACTAACTCACGGTATACCCAGTTACGAGTTGGATTAGTTGTCAGGATGAAATGGCGTGGACCTGTCTCTGGCATTGTAGGGTCTTCGCCAGTATATGGAGTCATCCCACGCAAGCGTCCAAGTAGATCAAGGAAGTCCTTATGGACGATTTCGGGATCTTCCATTTGATCGACGACGATCCAATCATACGTCGCAGATAGAAGGTTCGATGTCGTAGCTTCCTGGCCGCTCTTACCTTGCTGGGCAATGTAACGGAAGTTGATTGTCGTTCCGTTCTTGAGAGTGCAAGTATTGGATGCGTTCTGGCTCTTTGGAAACGATTCGACCCAGTCATTAGGACACCACTTAATGAACTCTTTCCTCAACGTATCATTCAGTTTCGGGTACGTTGAACGAGCCATCAATCCATTGCTACCAGGATAATCCTTGGCAAACTTGATAGCCTTGATACAGGCACTAGCAGTCTTACCGTTAGCGAATCCGCCACCAAACAACTGTACCTTGGATCGACTCTTTAGGAATCGATCCGATAAGCTATCTTCAGCAAGGCGGTAAGTCGCCACTATGGACGCTCAATCTTCTCCCAACTGGCATTAGTAGAACCATACGCACGATACGTGTTCTCGTTCGTGGTGTCTTCTACCAACTCGCCAACGAAGTTAGGAGTGGTTGCGCCAACAGGCGTTGCTGAGAGTGTCTGATTGATCTGAGTAAGTGGGCTTTCTGGACCGGAACCAACCCGTCCACCACCATTGCCACTAGAGTCTGCTACGGTTGCCATTGTCATCTCCGTCTCGGTAAGAAGAAGCGTTTAAGGGAGTCTATTAGATCATCAGGTATTGCTGGGAAAGCAGAACCATCGTTAGATGGAACCGTTGGTAGGGGCTGAAGGCTACGGAGCTTCTCTCCTATAAGGTCTTCTAAATTGAACTCTCGTTCCAGATTGAAGTGTCGTTGGTATCGACGAGGTACTAGAGATTGGTTATTAGGATCTCTAATACCATCCCTTTGGTCTTGTTGACGTTTCAACAAAGCTGTAGCTAGTTCAGGTCGAGCTACCATTAGAAGTCTAACTCTTCAGCCTCAATCGTAGGCATTTCGTCCTTCTTGTTCACGTATTCAATACGCAATCCGCCTTCCATCTTTACTCTGTGTTCTACTACATCTGCGGGACGATGTCCAGCGCGATCTAGCACATCCTTAGCGGCTGCTATCTGTGTGCCTTCACTATCACTACCTAACAACCGTACCATCGTATTAGCGGCCATAGTAGACTGTTGTACGAACATCCCACGTACATGATTGAGGTCTGATTCGATGATGTTCTTAACCAATGCATTTTGTAGGTCTGCATATGCATCATGCATCTTGATAGCACGTATCTGCTCCGTCGGAATAGATAGAGCAGCACTAATGTCCTCTTCAGTCACACCGAACATGGTATAACAGAGAACGATACTCATTGCATTCATCTGATTGGGTGGAACTGGTAACTCGTGCAGTCTACGACGAGCAGTAACGATCTCGTGCTGAATAGCCTCGTTGTTAGGCACTTCAGTCACTACTTCCTCGTTATCCCGAAGGACGGCACCAGATAGGGGGTTTATCTTAGTGCCGTCCTGAAGAATAAGAGGTTCTATGCCTTGGGGGAGCATAGATTACTACTCGTTGTCTTGTTTACCACCACCACCATTCCCAGAACTGTCGGTCGGATACGTGGGGGGCGAACGTAGCGCCCTGGCACCACTGGGAATGATCTCGGTCTGGAGTGCGGTAACGTCAGCCGCTGAAACGGCACGAGTAGTGTTCGCACTTCCAGTAGTCGGTTGCTTATTGTAAAGCAGATCGACTTGTTCGTTCGCGGTAGTACCACGAACACCGCCCTGAACGTTGTCGCTAACATCTCGGGTTGCATCGACTTGTGTAACTGTCACAGAGGCAGAAGTTGCTGGAGATGAATCTTCAAGAAGAGTGGAAAGGATCTCGCCCATGTTCCGCATTCCACGTTTACGTAGAATACGCATAAGCTGATACCTATTCGGAGATCGTCCACTTAGAAAGGTGTAAGGATCGCTCCCTTCACCCCAGAAGCCTGCGCTAGTAGCCATCGCTCTTGTTCCTCGGTTTGTTTTGCTAAACGGCTGATTTCAGGATGTCGCGTATCAGGTGTATTTCGTATTCCTGTATACTACTGACTTACGACTTCGTAGATCACTCAGGACTGCCGTCCTTTGTAAGTAGAGATGTACCACGTATTCTGAAACCTGTCAACTCATAAACTCGGGCAACGGAGTTGCCCGGTTTCCTTTCCTCACGCGCCCTGCATCTTCACGTATTTCCATATGGCACACAAATCGGAGTCCCGGTTTTGAAGAGTGGGGGGTGGTTGATCTGAATTAGGGACTAGAACACAATCAGTAAACACCGTGTTTGAAATCACGGGGGGTACTAAAGACAACAACAAAGGACCACCCCCCCACAACAACACAGCCCCGCACGGATGTTCAATGCCTTCTGT